CCAAGGAGCAACTCGACCGTGACAAGAAATACCACGACGCCCGTGACCCCGAACTCCACCGGTACAACGCAGCCGACACCCACAACACCCTGCTTGCCTGCACCGAACTCGCCCGCCGGATCCGCGCCGACTACCCCGACACCGACAAGCTCTCGCCCGAGTGCATCACCCACTACTCCGACACCATCTGGACAGTGGTCCGCATGTCGGAATCAGGAGTGCCTATGGACCGGGCGGGCCTATCCGAACTCGAGCAATCCGTGGTGTCCCGGATGCGGGATGCTGAAGATGCCGCTGCCCTACTCGGACTCGTACTCACCGGGCCAGGAAGTGCCAAGTCCAAACTGGCCCTGATGCAATCAACCTGCACCTGGATCGAGCACAACCGTGACCCAGCCATCCGATCCCACCCCCTGTTCCAGCTCACCGAAACCAAGAAGGAGATCGCGGTCAACGACGTGAACCGCCAGCTCTTCCTCAGCTTCCAGCCCCCCACTGATCTCGCGGACCAGCTCAACCTGCTCGGTACCTACTCCTCCCACCAGAAGCTCCTCTCCTCCTACCTCTACCCGCTGCTCCGTCACCAGCGGATGGACCCGGACAACAAATCCTCCCGCCTCGTGGCCCGGCCCAACAGTTCAGTGGGGGTCTCCTATCCCACGTGGTTCGTCACCCCCACTGCATCCAAGGACGGGGCCGGCGGCGAGGGTGGTACCCTGCAAGGCCGCATCACCTGCAAGAACTTCCGGCATCAGACCGACCCCGACGAGATCAAGAAGTTCTACCGGAGCCGTTGGACCCGGGGCCACATCGTCGGGTACGACCTGTCTCAGATCGAGATGGTCGTGGCCGGCCTCCTCTCCGGAGACGCCGACCTCCTCGCTGCCTTCCGTTCCGACCCACCCCTCGACCTGCACACCAGCCGTGCCGTCCAGGTCTTCGGGCCCGACATCAAGGAGAACCATGACTTCAAGAAGGTGTACCGCCAAGCCGCCAAGGGTGCCAACTTCGGCGACCTCTTCCGTGCCGGCGCGCCCACCCTCCAGACCCAGGTCTTCAAGATGACCGGCGTCGTCGTCCCGATGTCCATCTGCGAGAACATCGTGAAGACCCGCTCCGCCTCACGCCCTGGCCTGTGGCACTGGCAAGAGACCCTCATCAAAGAGACCCGTGCCCGTGGGTACGTGGCGCTCCCCCTCATCGGGCAGTCCCGCCGCTTCATGGGTGGCGATGCCTATGACATCTCCGAGATCGTGAACATGCCCATCCAATGCACGGCCGGCAATGTCCTGCTCCGCATCCAGCACCAGCTGCACCGCACCCTCCCCTCCATCAACGCACCAGCCCCTGACATCCTCATGTTCCTCAACGTGTACGACGCCATCTACTTCGATTGCCGTAGCGACACCGCTGTTGACCGCCTCGACACCCTGTTCCGTGACGCCTTCACCTACGTGACAACCCAGGGATATTGGGCTAGACTGTGCCAGCTGCTGGGTCGATCTGTTCCGATCCGCTACGAACGCACCATCTACACCTGAACCATGCAAGCCAACCATCGCAAGGTCGTCGCCCTTCTCAACCGTGGAGTCAACGCAGCAGAGGTAGCCGATGAGGTCGGCCTCTCCCGCAAGCGGGTCTTCGACTTGGCCCGCCGCCACGGCGTACCCACCAACCCGATCGTCACTCCCAACGGCCGCATCGAGAAGCAGATCGTCCGTGCTTCCCGGGTCCTCACCATCCCGGAGATCGCGTCCGCCTTCCGCATCGCCGAGTGCCGGATCAAGGAGATCCTGTCCCGGGTGGACCGGGAGACGAAGGCTGTCGTCGGTTGAAGCGCAGCTGGACCATCCTCCAGGACGACCGGGAGAAGACGCCCCTCATCTTCCCGGCCAACATCGTCATGCTCGACGATGCCCATGTCCCTACGGACAAGCGGTCCTGCACCGTTTCACTTACGGTCGTCAAGAAACGATTACAGACCGGCGACTACGCCCTAGAAGGCTTCGAGTCCAAGGTCCTGATCGAGCGCAAGAAGCACCTGCCCGAGCTCTTCTCGAACCTGCTCACCCCCACTGGTCGCGAGCGATTCGTCAAGGCCTGTGACCGGCTGCGATCCGAGTGCGCCCATCCGATACTCATCCTTGAAGGGACGATCGGCCACCTGGTCAGGACGGCCAGAAGCCAGCTCGATGTGGACCCGTGGCTGGTGGTCGACGCCCTTCACCGCATCTGTCTTGAACGCCACATCCAGATCCTCTACCTTCCAGCCGCCACCCCCGAACAGCGCAGATCAGTGGGGGAAGAAGTCGCAAGACTCCTGATCAACGGAGCCATCACCCATGCCGAACGAACCACTTCAGACGTACCGTGCGGTTGATCCCGTCGGATTCCACTTCGGGTCCATTGCGACCACCGCCTCCCAGCCCTTCGTCCTGGGCCACTTCACCAGTGCCAACTACACCGCGGCCAACGCCAACAACCAGGGGCCGTCCTTCAACAGCTCCGCTATTGACGCGAATCGGTTCATCCCGTGGCTGGCCCGTGACTTCGACAACTCCACTACCACGGGCGCCTACTACCCCGTCGCTGTCCCCAACGCCTACGACCGGATCCTCATCTTCCCGATGTACCGGCTCACCCGTTCCGCTACGTTTACGACCTTCACCTTCGGCACTCTCGGGTCTTACGTGCCACCGTTCATCCTGCCTATGGGCCTGACCCCGCAGACCCGTGGGTTCACGGACGTGAACAAGCTGAACCCCAAGCTGTACCGGTTCCCGGACGACATCCCGACGGCCAACAACTACGAGCGCATGTCTGGGTCGTACAACATCAGGACCCACGGTCTGTGGATCCCGCTGTCCTCGTACGCCACGAACGCGCTCACGAGCAACGGCACCATGAGCGTGGCTGGTAGCACCGATCCCCGCAGCTTCGGCCGCAGTCCTGGTATCGGAACCGGCACGGCCTACCACCTGCCGAAGGACCTCTCGATCTCGAAGGCCACCACTACGGGACTTGCCCTGGCCGATGGTCAGATTGCCGCCGGCACTGCCGACACACTGATCGGCATGGGTCTTGAGTTCCAGACTCACGGTTGCCAGGAGATCATCTGTCCGCTTGGCTCTCTCCCGACCGGCATCACGATCGCCGACAACGCAACTGAAGGAGTTGCGCGGCGGATCGAGCTCTTCCTGATGGGCATGTTCCTGGGGTGAATCATGAGGCGACGATCTCGAGCACAGCCCATGGCGTGGATCACGATGCGGAGCTACCGCCTCAAGATCGTGCCGTCGCTTCCCGTCGGTGACTTCACCCCCGACCCGTTCACGTTCTACGACACTCTCGATTACGAAGACGGTCTGCCGTTCAGGAGCAACACCACTGTTCCCGGCATTCAGGGGATCGACAATCCCATTGATGTCCGTCTGGTTCTGACCTCCGGTGCTGGAGGAACGGTCTACTACCGAACGACTTCCTCCCGCCTCAGTCCAAATGACATTCAGTACAACCCCGGCGCTTGGGCGGTGCTGAACTTCACGCTGAACCAGAGCGCGACGATCACGGTCAACCCAAACTTCAAGCTTGGCTTCGGCGTCGATGTCGTTGCCGCCGGGGTGACCAACACCTACGAGCTGCGGAACCTGTCGGACGCCAACGCCCTGCTTCAGACATTCTCCGTTACTCGTTCTGTTCCTGTCTACGACTACGGTACCTTCGCCAATCCGACAGGCAGTCACCGGGACTTCGGATATTTCACAGTCGATACTGGCTACAACGCCGACTTCAACGTCATCTCCTAAGGACACACCATGCCTCTTCAGATTCGACGCGGCAATGCTGCCGACCTCTCGTCGGTGACTCCCGCTCAAGGTGAGCCCCTGTTTGCCATCGACACTCAACGTCTTCTCTTCGGAGACGGATCAACGGTCGGTGGTATTGGGCACAAGCACGTCCCTGCCGAACTCGGCACGGGAACGGCAGACAACACCACCTTCCTGCGGGGTGATGGAACGTGGGCCGTTCCCGCTGGCGGTGGCGGTGGATCCGATGGCACGGTCCCCCTGATCACCCAGTCCTACACCTCAATGGATGGCTTCGGCATCGGCGACTGGTCAGTCTACACGTCGGCTGGCGGGGCTGTACGAAACCCCATCGCCCCCAACCGTAGTTACGGAGCAAATACAACCAAGTCGGGATTCATGGAGTTGTATGTTCCGTCTGGGACTTTCGCAATCGCCATGCTGGGCGGTCACGGACCCACCTTCGGAAACTCCAGCGTCGTGAGCGTCGGCGTAAAGAAGACGCTGACTGCGGTCATCCGTCTGCCGACTGTTTCCGCGCTCGACTACATGGTGGCTGTCGGCTTCAATAACCGACAAGACATCATGTACTACGACATGGGAGAGATCTACGCGATTGATCAGGACTATGGGTTCTACTTGCAGAACTGGTCATACGCTGGCGTAACCCGTTGGGCGGTCGATTACCGGGGATACAGTACCCAGGATTCCTACGCTACGGAACTTCGCGTGGATACTGGAGTCGCCGTCACAACCGCTTGGACAAAGTTTGAACTCACGCAGGAACTTGTCGGCGGTGTGCTCACCTACACGATCAAGATCAACGGAACGACCGTCCACACCACGAACATCACCAGCTTGGCGATTCAGTCGGATGTCGATATGTCCATCGCGAACGTGCTCACGCCGTTCATCGCGTTGAAGCATTACCAGACCAACACATCAAACAGATACGCGCTTGTTGACCACTTGAGCCTTCTCAGCGAGGTGACCAGATGAGCTACCGATACGCAGTAGTCGTCAACGACAAGGTTCGGGTGATAAGGGATCGGCTTGAGCCGATGGACGAAACGCCGAACAACGTGCTGCTTGCCGCGGATGAGGAGTGCGAACAGGGCTGGAGCTACAACGCCAACGCCACGCCTCGCTTCATCGCGCCGCCCCCGGTCAACGTGTGGACCGCGTACCAGTTCCTGCTGCGGTTCACCGAGGCCGAGCTCCTTGGGATTCGCACGGCGGCGAACACGGACCCCATCACCTGGCGGTTCCTCACGCTGGCCACCGCCGCACAGGAGATCGTGAGCGACGACCCACAGACCGTGGCAGGCATGGACTACCTCGTGTCCGCCGGTCTCCTCACCGAGCCGCGCAAGGGGGAGATCCTCGGATGACACCGGAGACGAAGCAATCCTCGCAACTGGTCGCCTCATGGGCACAGTTCGTCGCGATCTGCATCGGCATCGGGACCATCCTCCTCCACATGGGGAAGAAGGACCAGCAGCTCGAGACAACCACCGAGCAGGTCAAGGAGCTGAGCAGCATCGTCTCGGACTTGGCCAAGGCCCAGGTCGTGAGTACCATGAAGGACCAACAGACGGACGAAAGGTTGCGTGACCTTGCCGCCCGTCTTGACCGCCTCGAACGGAGCAAGCAATGAAGGGCAGCTGGAAGACCACCGCCGTCGGAATCCTGACCGCCATCGGCATCATCGCGACCCAGGTCTCGTACCTGCTTGACACCGATCCCGAGACCGTGTTCAACCTGCAGGCTGTGTTCGCTGCGCTCGGCGTGGCCGGCATCGGGTTCTTCGCCCGGGACAACAACGTGAACAGCGAGGCAGTGGGGGCCAAGTGACCCAGGGTTACGACGACTGGTACTCGGAGAACGCCCCGTGCTCGAACGCATCGTCGCGCAAATCACCGTCGCGCTCATCGGCTGGCTTGACCGTCGTATGGAGCGTGGCACCGTGGCAGTCGATGCTGACGCTGATCGTGATACTCTTCGCCGTGCTGGTTCTCGCATTCGCGATTGGATGCGGAAGCAGCCGGACGGTGTTCGTCCCGGAGGAGTCTCCGATGCGGACGGGACCCAACAGCGCGATCAGGGTGTACCACCGGGTCAACGGTGAGTGGACGCTCTCGAACAACCGCATCACTGTGCCCGAGGGTTGGTATCTCGTGCCCCCATCCTACGTCCAGGAGTAGGAGGATGAGGTGGAGATCAACCGGAGCCGGGATGCGCGGGACCACATGGGCTTCCTCACGATGTGGGCCTACGACGCCCATCGCAAGAAGCGCTTCCCCCTCTGGGACAAGCACGAGATCCTGAGCGAAGCCTACCTCCATACCGACCGGCTCTTGGCCACGGTCTACGACCCATCCAAATCCACGGTCGTCACCTTCCTCAAGTCGTTCCTTTGGGGCGCCGTCCACTACAGCTATTGGACCTCGAACGGATTCCGGTTCACGTCGTCGGGACCTCGCTTGAAGATCCCCGTGACAACTGATACACTTTGTGAAGACATCTCGGTCGAGGTTCGGATGCACCGTCTGGAGATCCCTGACTTGACCGAGGAGGAATGGACCATCATACGTCTACGCCATGACGGGTACACCATGACCCGCATTGCATCGGTCCTCGGATTGAAGTCCCCACAATCCGTGTACAACCGACTCGTCAAGATCAGGGACAAGTTCACAGGACAGGAACAAGATGCCCCCCGAAACAACACCGCTCCCCCTCCCAACTGACCGTGCCAGAAGTGCCCGGCAGTACCTCGAGTCCGAAGGCCTTGTGCCCCGGATTCCCTCCATCCGCTCATCCGACTACAGCTCCGCCCTCTCCGATCCCTTCGGCTACTACATCCGCCGCCGGCTCGGCCTGATCCCCGCGCTCTCCTACTCCGAGGCCCTGTCGCGGGGCTCCTACTTCCACACCCTGTTCGCCCTCTATGACCGCGATGATCGCTGGCAGATCTTCAAGCGCCAGTGCTCTGCCCGCCTTGCCGAGATCAACAACATCTGCAAGGAGCTGCGGATCGCCGAATCCCACCGGGCCGACGCGATCCAGAACGAGCAGATCGACCAGGCCTACGCCTCCGCCTGGTACAACGCCTTCGAGAACCTGCCCTGCATCAACAACCAGAGCGCGCTCGACACCCTCTCCGACAACTTCGTCAAGCTCGGCGCCGAGGTCCGGCTCACGTGGATCGACGAGCGGTTCCCGAAGACCCGCCAGGTCGCGCAGTTCGACCTGCTCCTGCTCAACCGCAAGACCAACAAGCTCTGGATCGTGGACGCGAAGACGACCGCGTCACCCCCACTGATCCGGTTGTCGACGGTGAAGGAGGAGTTCCAGACCATGCACTACCTTCATGCTCTCGAGTGGTTCTTTGCCCGGGGTCTGCTTCACAAGCAGTACAACCTGGCACCGGACGTGCAGCTTGGTGGCATGATGCACATGGCCGTCCTCAAGCCGTCGATCCAGTTCGGGCAGTCCGACCGCGACTTCCACTGGGAGTCCGAGGGCAAGCGCACCGGCGTCTCCGGCCGCATCATGCGGTCCCCCGTCCACCTGCAGGAGTTCGGCGAGTACGTGATCAAGTGGACCAAGAACCAGCCCAGCCCGGAGCCGTGCTGCGGCACGATGGAAGAGTGCCTCAACGTGCTGCACCAGGTCACCGGCAAGAAGCCTGAGAAGATCTACCAGGGCGAACCGTCGCTCACGAACTACATGGCCAGGTGCATGCGCTGGTACCGGGGTGAACTTGAATACCTTGACAAGGCCCCGGATTTCGTGAACGACCCTCCGATCAATATTTCGTACACTCATTCGTCGGTGATGCTTGACAAGGATTGGCGCATCGACTACCTTTCCCGTGTTGCCATGATCTACAACCTGGCAACCCAAGAGGCGAACCCATGCAACTTCCTGAAGAACATCGACGCGATCCGGATGGGGTCGAAGCTGGCGAACTACAGCCCGTTCTACCTGACCGAGCCGAAGGACTGGCCGGCGCTGGTCCAGACGCAGCAGTTCCTCGTCGCCCATCGGGACGCGGGCGAACTGCCAAGCGAACCGGAACCGCACGAGTTCGACGGGATGATCGAGAGCCTCGAACCCGAACACCTCACGTGATGTTCGAGGACGAGTACGTCCGCCTCGTGATCAAGCCGAAGATCGACTTGATCCTGGAGGACGGCGTCGAGTCCATCGGGGATCTCACCGCCAAGTTCAACAAGGCGTTCGAGTGCAAGGTGTCGAAGTCCCGCATCACCGAGTGGCTCAAGGCCATCGGCTACCGGGTGACCCGCACCGTGCAGATCGACCGGCCGAACATGAAGCGCCCGCCCGCGCCCGCACCTGTGCCCGCGCAGCGCAGCGAGTACGACACGTTCGAGACCGTGCACCGCCAGCAGTCATTCAACTTCCCGGCACCTACGTCTGTCTTTAGCAACGTACGCATGCCGGGCTTCGAGGAGTAAGCCATGTCAGTCACGACAGCAGCAGGAAAGCTACCGCAGCAGCGGTACTCGGGCCTTGGATTCCAAGGCATCAAGATGGTCCATCCGCCGGAGAAGCTCTTCGGTCTGATCTGTGGGCTGCCCGGCGAGGGCAAGTCGCAGTTCATCCAGAGCCACCCGGACGCATGGGTGTGCAACATGGACTGCACGTCCACGCTCGGGGATCCCCAGGCATGCGTGTGGCCGGGCATCAACCCGCAGGGTCAGCCGATCGACGTGAATGGAGAGCCCCTCGTCCTCACGTGGGAAGCCATCCAGACGAAGATCGACCTGCTCTGCAACCTCGCCAAGAACAACCAGCCCCGGCCGGCCACCGTGTTCTTCGACTCGCTCGGCACGTGGATCCCCGTCCTCAAGGACTGGATCACCCGGTCCAACGACAAGAAGGACTGGCGCGAGATGGACGGCCGCCGCTCGTGGGACCAGCTCTACGACATGGTGATCGATTCGTGCCTCACCTTGCGCCGGTACGGTTACGGCGTGTACATTGTGTGTCACGTGGTCAACGCCAAGATTCCCCTGGGCGACGACCGGTACGTCTTCAAGCCCGAGCTCACGATCACCGACGGCTTCTACAAGCGGCTCTACCCGCTGTTCGAGTTGGTCGCTGCCGTGTCCTCGGAGTGGGTCACCGAGCAGCGTGAGATCCAGCAGCCCGCCATCGTCAAGGACGGCAAGACCGTTCAGCTCAAGCCCAAGGTGGTGACCGAGAAGCGAAAGCGCCACCTGTTCTCCGTCGACTCCGAGACCCTCTCGGGGATCACGAAGCACCGGGTCAAGATGGAGGCAGAGTTCGAGTTGCCCGAGTCGTACGGCTGGGCCGAGTTCGTTCGCAAGTACAACACCAATGCTGGGGCGTAACCCCAGTCAACCCTTTCAGGAGTGTCAGAGTCATGGCAAACAGCAAGATCAGCGCAATGTTCGCAGCCCAGAAGCAGGCC